ATCAACGACAGTTGATGTATTCTTTTTCTTGGGTTCTTGGGTTATTGGGTTAGCATCAAAAACAGGTTCGATTGCATCGTTTTCTGATGCGTTCGCATTGCGTTCGGATTGCGTTCGCATTGTTTTCTTGTTTTTCCATCGTGCATTAGCAGAGTTACGAGCCTTCTCAGATTTGCTGTGATAGTCAGTAATCTCACGCTCACAGCGGTTATGCAACCATCCATTTTCTGATTCTTCAAAAAAGTGATTAAGAAGCAAACGCACTGTTTTTTCATCCGAACGCATAGCGAACGCAATAGATTCAAAGTCTCCAGAAATAGGCGATTCGCTCTTGTAGTACTCCCAAATCATCCGCAAGTAAGTAACCAGCTGATGATCGTCTAAGTGTGCGGTGTCTTTCATGAAGTCACCAATGTGGTGTTGGTAGTAAAACATTAGCCACCCAACTTCTTCTGAAGCCATGAAAAGTATTGCTTTGCTTCTTCTGGCATTTCGTAGTTGTAATCTGTCTTATGCTTTATCTCTTGCTCTTGTTTTGCTTTTTCAGCAAACAGTTCTCTAAGTTCAAGAAGTTTTGCACGCTCGGTTTGTGCTGTATTTGTCATTGTTTAAGCCCCAAAAGAAAACCCCTGATAACCTGCGGTAGAAGCACAAGTTATCAGGGGTCAGCCATGAAGGCTTAGATGTATCTGCACCTTCTACGTGCAACATCTAAACCATCTGAAACGGATTATATCAGATTTTTTACGTCTTCCAGCAAATCAGCCTCATCAAATCCGTAGTGCTTTGCAAAGCCTTTAGTGCCTAACCCATGCACACCAGTATTGCCACGATGATGCTCTACACACAATCCGATAGCGTCATAGTTGCTTGCACGTTGCGCCATACCAGTGCCACGGCGCGGGTGATGTATCTCTACTGGCCCTGCTTCATGTGGGCCGTGTAGTCGTAAGCAAACCATGCAGCCTAGCTCTGCTACGCGGGATAAGTGTTGTTTTTCGTCTTTAGTCATGCAATTAGCGTAGCACGAAAACAGGCTAAAAATTTAAGTGGAAATAAAAAAGATTTTGCGTGTTTGTAAGCGTAGCGTCAGGAATTAGCCATAAGATACGTCCATCGCAACAAACTTTCTAGGAACAGCAACATGACATTCAACATCAACCAAATCGTAAAAGCAAAATTCGGTCAATTTATCATCTTGGGCTTTCGTAGCATTGATGGTGAACAATATGCTCAAGTTAAAGAATATTGCAAAGTTACAGGCAAAGCGCGTAAAGGCGAAATGTCATTGCCATTGACAGCATTGACAGCAATCTAAAAATCAGGGCTTCGGCCCTATCAACAGGAGAACACAAATGCAACCAAGCGATTTTGAATATAGCTTTGAATACGACAACTACCCAATGAGCTTTGATGAAGTCATTGCAGGTCGTGCGCTTATCTTGGCTTTTGACTACACACCACGCGATGAAGATGACATGGTTAGCGAAGGCATCCATATGGCTGTTTTTGCAAAAGATGGTGAGGAGATTGAGGAAATTTCACACTTGGTAGAGAAAAAAGAAGAACGCGACTTTGTGGATGCGTGTTTTAAATATCTTGAGGAGACAGCATGATTAAGAAAATTTGGCAATTCATAGTAGGCGCTGCGCTGATTGTTTTGTTGGCTTATATGGGCGTTTATGGGCTTACAAATGCAGCAGCTTGACATTAAACACAGTGACAAACTCACTGACCTGCTTCAAACGCTTGAATTTGTCGGGCGAGAGACTTTTATGGGTGTTTGCCGTAATCTTTCAAACGATGTTTTTAAGGTACGCCACGCAAATGAAAAGCTGAAACTTACGCCAGAGGCAGAGCTTTTAGTGTGGGTGATTGGCGAATCGTTCTCACAATGCCGAAATTCACAGCACGACATTGATTGGTTCTTTGACGATAACTCAGCTTTTGTAGTCTATTGCAACGTGTTAGGCATCAATGTTAATGCGCTGCGTGAGATTTTGAGCAGGGTAAACAAACACGTTTTTATCTATCAATTCAAGAAAAAGGAGCGAGAAAATGCGGAAAATGTACTGCCATAAATGCCACAAGACCAAATCAATGGGAGGCGGCTCGTTTCGGATGATTGCGGGTTTTCGGTGCTTTGTTTGTCGTGAATGTGGAGAATTGAAATGAACAAAAACTCACTTGATGCTTATCGCTCTATCGGGGCGCATTTGGACGGGCAATATCTAAAAATCTATGAGACTTTGTTAAAAAATGGGCCTCAAACAGCTTGGGAAATTGCTGCAAATTCTCATTATTTTCCTGAGTGTTGTTTGATTTCCGCGCAAACCTTTCGCCGAATGGCAGAGCTAGAGCGTGCTGGATATGTGGAGCGAATGGATTGGACTGCGCCTAGTCCTAGTGGTCGCCAGTGTAGTGTTTGGTGGGTAAAGTGCTGATATGAAGTGCATTAGGTGCGGCAGAGAAACCAAACCCACGCACATCGTGGGCGGGTACGCTATCGGGCCTGAGTGCTTTAAAAAGATGTTCCCCACAGAGGAGCGCCGAGCGATTACGCAAAGCGTGGCAGAGCGTGATGATAGGACGTTGGATTGGGTGGGTGAAATAAAAAATGATTGAACTAACCCTACCTTTCCCGCCTGCTACGCTATCGCCAAATTCTCGCGTACATTGGACTAAGTTAGCCAAAGCAAAGGCAGACTATCGAAGCGCCTGCGCCATTACCGCCATGTCTCAAGGTCTATCAAAGATAGAAGCCAAAGCCCTACACGCTGACTTTGTGTTCTATCCGCCTAACCGCCGCCGATACGATTTAGACGGGCTTCTAAGTCGTTCTAAGGCTGGCATTGATGGGCTAGTCGATGTTTGTGGCGTGGATGATTATTTTTGGTCTATGTCGCTATCACGGTCAGAGCAAATCGGCGGGTTTGTAAAAGTTACGCTATCTGCAAAAAATTAGGGTTTACCTAACAACTTTTTGAGTGTTTGTAAGTTTGCAGTCAGTTGCAAGGGCTACATTTACACATCAACAAACGGAGAGAAACAAATGAACGTATACCAAAAACTCAATGAGGCGCGTGAAAAATTCCACGCTTCGGCTCTGAAAAAATCAGGCGTTAATTCCTTCGCCAAATACAACTACTTTGAGCTTGGCGATTTCATCATCCCCGCCTTGCAGATTTTCAAAGAGTTTGGCCTTACATCCGTCATTCGTTTTGGCACTGACCAAGCCGTGATGGAGATTGTCAACAATGAAAAGCCAGAGGAAAAGATTCTTGTAACTTCGCCTATGTCTACGGCTGCGTTAAAGGGTTGCCATGAGGTGCAAAACCTTGGTGCGGTACAAACATATATTCGCAGGTATTTGTGGGTTGCAGCGCTTGAAATCGTGGAGCATGATGCGCTTGATTCATCCGAGCCATTGAAGCCCGATGCAGTGCAAAATCCTAAGAACCCAGCAAAACCTACGCTTGACGCTAAACGCTTGGGAGATGCAATTACACGCATTAAAGAAGGTGTTTACACCACTCAAAAGCTGCGCGATACCTTTGCACTGACAGCAGAGCAAGACGCGCAAGTAGTGGAGGCTTTGGCAAATGCTTAAACCTTTAATTTTCCGCGCTTCGTCATTGGCTGAAATAATGACTGATAGCCGAACCAAAGGGGAAACCCTTTCGGCTGGAGCCAAGACCGCCGTTATCAAAGAGGCCAAGCAATTTGTTTATGGCTACGATACAAGCATCTCAAGCAAGTATCTGACCAAAGGCATTGAGTGCGAAGATCGCTCCATTGAATTGCTTAATTCCGTGTTGTTTCGTAGCTACACCAAAAACACCGAGCGCAAAACAAACGAATGGATTACGGGCGAAGCTGATTTAGTTTGTGAGGATTGCATCCGAGACATTAAGACAAGCTGGAGCCTTGAGACATTCCCTGTTTTGGCAGAGCTTGGAGAAGATAAAACATATTTTTGGCAGCTTCAAGCCTATATGTGGCTATACGACAAACCAAAGGCTGAAATTTGCTATTGCTTGGTTAATACGCCTGAAAACCTTATCGGTTACGAAAATCCGAAGCTGCACAATGTCGAGCATATCGCGCCAGAGCTTCGCGTGACCCGTGTTTTTTACGAGCGTGACCAAGAAGCCGCCCAGAAGATTCAGGCCAAGGTAGAAGCCGCCCGTATCTTTTACGCGCAAGTCATTGAACGAATCGGCAACGAGCATAGCTTCTAATATGCGTAAACACACAAAACGCAAATACGTGCCACGAGGTGACGGATTGCTGGCCATTCATTCAAGCCAGCCGTTTAGCACCGAAGCAAAAACAACGCTTAAATCAAGAGCTTTGCAGGCTTGGGTGGCTATCAAAGATGGTAAGGGCGTACCCGATGATTTCGATCTTTTAGCCGCTACCGTCAATGTCTGCACAGTACGCGCCGAGTTGATTTCGTATCAATGCGTAGAGCTATGTTTAGAGGCGGGTAAAGCTATGAAAGAGATTCGGGCTAGGCACGATAGGCTTGGCGTGTTTGGAGTTGATGCGGAGGCATTGCAAACCATGCCAGCATTGCTTCATTTTTACGATCAGCTATTGGACAATTTGACACCTCGTCAAATGGCTGAATCTGTGGAAGTGGCTTTTAAGCGGTTGAATAAACAGATTTTCTTTAAAAAGGATTGATATGAGTAAAGTTACAACATGGTTTCCATCGCATATTAAACCCGTTCATATTGGATGGTATGACGTAACCCATAGTGATTTTAGATGGTTTTTTGATGGTAAGTATTGGTGTTGGTTTATAGGCGATGATGTAAAAAATAAAAAGATTGTTGCACAGTGCCAAGATAGAAAATGGCGCGGCCTAGCTGAAAAGCCATGAACTACTTTGTTTTGTCCCACGCTCAAGCCCGTCAAAACGCGATTGAAGCCGTTAAAACCGCGCCCGATGGGTGGACTGTGCAGATTAAGCCAAAGACGCGAAGCCTTGAACAGAATTCAAAACTTTGGGCGTGCCTGCATAATGTGGCTAGTCAAGTGGTTTGGCATGGTCGCAAATTGTCGCCAGAAGATTGGAAGCACATTTTTAGCGCAAGCCTCAAAAAGCAAGATGTAGTGATGGGGATAGACAATCAGATAGTGGTCTTGGGGCAATCCACCTCAAAAATGACGGTTAAAGAACTATCGGACTTGGTGGAAATCATCCACGCATTTGGAGCGAATCACGGAGTAAAGTTTAATGAATGAAAACTTAGAAAATGATCTTTTGTTACGCCAAGATATTGATTTTGCGCGTTATGCTTTAAGAGAGCTAGTTGCTCAAGTAGAAGCTCGTTTCTTTTCGTTGCCGCATGACCATGTTGCAATGACAAATGCTAGAAAAGCAGCAAGGGCATTGGAGCGTCAATTGAAAAGAATAAAAGAAAATGCAGCTTGACAAAATAGCAGAGCAAATGGCTGACCACATAGCAAGAATGGCGAAAATCGAAGGATTCAAAGACTATGCGCGTGAACGGCTGAAAGAGTTAGTAAGATGTAAGTCAGGTTTGTTTGATAACCTAGCTTCATTGGTCAAGCAACGATTGGAGAAAGACAAATGACAGACATTCATACATGCAGCTATTACTGCGATAAACCAGAGTGCATCAAGGCGCAACGGGATGAGTTGCGCGATAAGTTAACAAAACTAGAACATGAAAATGGCATTTGCCAAGCGTGTGTTGGTGGGCAATGCACAGTAAAAACTGGCTGTGTTGCCATATCAAATCCATCACAAGGGGCCAACAAATGAAACAATTTTTTTATATTTTTATGATTTCTCTGGTCACTGCCTCAGTGTCGCTAGGTTTGCTTTTTTTGGGCGCTTGGCTTGATGCAGGGCTAGAGCCTAGTCAAGTGATTATCAAGAAAGAAAAAGTGATTGAGTGCCAGCCGACTAGCAAAGGTTGGTCTGTTTGTAAAACGGAGTGGATATGAACGGCCTAGGCGTACTTCTAGGACTTATCCTGGCTGCTTTAGTGCTATCCGTTATTGCGATGCTTTGGCTTGATTAATGAAAATCAATGAAAACTTGGTCTGGTGAATTTTTGATCATCGGAAATAGCTTATCAAATGCTATTTTTGAGCCGCCTACCCAGTCAGATTTACCATCCCAAGTGCTACCAACGATTAAACAGCCTTCAGTGTTTTCGCTAGTGTTCCCCGTATGGATTCGCACACCTAAAAAGCCTTCAACGCCTTCAAGCAATGGCAACTCACGTTTAAAGCGATTAGACATTGTGACTTTGACAGGATAGTAGCCTTTTGGAATAGCTGTTTTTGCGTAAACTTTCCATTCGGCTACTGGTTTGCCTTCAATCTCTCTAACCTTATCCTCAAGCGTAAAGCACACAAAATCTCTGCCATTGAATATTTTGCCAATGGTGAAAGTCTCGCCAAAGTGGATACGTTCGAGTTTGAGAATCATTAGTGTTTATGGCTTGCGCCGAAATAGTAAGACAAACAAACCATCAAAGCACCGTCAAGCGTACCCAAAACCCTAGCCACTAGCTCACGGTTTTCTTGAGGTATTCCGTGGTTAAGCATGAAATATTGAACCAAAGCCCAAACAGTCACGATAACCAGTGCAAGGATAGGCGTTACCGCTTTATTCAACCAAGGCGAATTGGCGCTAGTTGCAATTTCACTTTCACGCTTACGCGCTGAATCACGGTCTTGAGCTTCTACCTTAAACTGCTCTAAATCAATCTCAGCTAGTTTTTGCGCCGCTTGCGGGTCTTGTGCAATAGCCTGAGTAATTGCCGCCACATCAGCACTAACGCCAAGTTTGCCAGCAATCGCACTAACAACCATGCCACCAGCAGGGCCAGCCAGCACAGTTGCCAACGCAGGCGCATAACTTTTAACAAGATTGATTAGGTCGTTCATTAGCAGTGGTTTCCAGTTGGGTCAAACGGGTCAAGCAAGCTATTGCAAATGTATTCAGCAATAGTCTTGCGCCAAGAATCTTCACCAGCGTTATATCGTTGCAGCCTTGCAGTGACTAATAGCTCTTTTGGAAACTCCAAGAACAAAACTGTCGCCACCGTAAACTGACAAGCAATATCCATCAACACCGCTACCAACACAAAAGGCATGAGTAAAAGTTTATTTAACCCAAACAAACGCCCTGCTAGTTTTGCGCGATATACGTTCATTGTGAAAACGTAAAGCACGTAAAACAGCCATGTGTAGCTAATGATGTAGATAAGCTCAATCATTACTCAGCCTTAAAAAACGATTGGCGGAAAGGCATCCAAACACCCAAAAACTGCTGAATGTTTTGCGCTGTGAGCTTTAGCTTTGAGCCGTTTACAAACGTAAAGATAGTCGGCTGGAATTTATCTTTTTGTAGCGTGAAAGCAACAATGACAGCAACCATGCCGTTTTGGTCGTCACGGGTTGCACTGCACATGACACCGTCAAATTCAACACCAATGATCTTAGGGTCTGGTGGAGGTGGAGCATCAGCAGGTTCTGGCGTGTTTCCTTCTTCCAGCCATTTTAAATATGATTGGTAGTCGGTGTTGTTGGGGTCGAATGGGATGCAAGCGCCGTCAGTTGTGCGGATAACACAAGTGGCCTTTTTTGAATCCACGAAATCAAACACTTCTTTATACATTTATAGCTCCGCTGAAAATGTGAGATAACCAGATGTGCTGGCGTTAGAGCTTAATGTTGCCCCATTACCCGCAATAAGCCCCGATGCAACCATATATACAACATACCCACTTTGAATTCCCATTTGAGAATTACTAATTCCAGTAACTGCGGGGTTTGAGGCTACTCCTTGTATGCGCAAACTATTTTGCGCAACCGCTGGAGAGCTTCGCATTGCTACTGGAAGTGCATGGTATATGAACGCGGCGGTTGTCGTTGCACAAAATCCAGCCCCCATGCCAGCGTACCCACCGTTGTTGTCATCGCCTGAAAACTTTGTGAAGTAACGCTGACACAAAGCCAACTCAGTACCATACGGTCGGTAGTCAAACGATGTAGCTGTGCTGCCTTTTTCTAGTTGAGGGTATTTAAATGTACCACCAATGAATCGAACTGTGGTATTTGTCCCGCCTACAACAGTGACCTGACCGCCATTAGACACCGAAGTGCCGCCAACCGTAGCAGTGGCAGTGCCAGTCCAAGACAGCGTGTAAGTGCCAGACTCAAGGTTTAAGCCTTCAATCACTTGCTCAACACCACCAGCAGGAGCCGTAAAAGTAACTTCATTAGTGGTAGTGCTAAATGTCAAATTCTGACCACTGGTGACCACTCGCCAACGATCTACGGTGTATTGATTGGCTACGCTTGTTGCTGTACCGCTTATGTAGCCACGCTGATTGATTAAACCTTGGGCGTTCATTAAACGGTTTTTAAAACCCATTGGATTGCCAAGCCCCAAAGCATTGCGGGCTTGCTCTGCGTCACCTGTTAAACCCAATAGACCTGTTACATAGTCCCACAGCTTGCCAAAACCAGCCTTAGCCTCTGCGTTTGTTGGTGTACCTGCAATTTCATCTCTTAGTGGTGGCGTTGCCATTTAATCCCCTTAATATGCCTGAATGACTGCATCAATTTTACCAGTTACGGCTGTGCCTGATGCGTTTAACACTTGAATCAATGGGCCAAGTGATGCCGATTTGTCAACAATACGACCAGTCACTCCGCCGTTTCCGTCTGATTGTACGGTCAATTGTATGTTTTGGATAGCGTTTACAGTCCTGCCCAATGTTAGTCGTGTGCCTGCACTTGATATGCTTACATCATTTAAGATGATGTTAATGTCTGGCACATCTAGAACTGCTTTGAGCTTTTTAAACTTATCAGTACCAATGCCACCTTGAGTTGAGCATCTGAAGAAAATCTCTCCAAAAGATGTGTCTACTTCAAGCGATCCAGGCCACAACTGCCATCCCGTATCATCTTCATACAACAATCCAGCATCATCAAGATAGAAGGCATCATTGTTTGACCCGTAAAAAGGCGAAGAATTGAAACGCTTGTACTCAATTTTGTAGTTTGAAGATTCAAATTCATAAATGAGTTTCAGCGCACCAGATGTATGTGGCAAAACTGAAAACTCATATTTCATTGGCAGCGAGTTTGCGCCCTCATAGAATTGACTACCTGCATCAATGTAGAAAGGCTGCTCATCTTCAAGGTAAAACAAATCTGTCTGATTGGCTACAAACTCAGTACTAATAACAGTGCCGTTAGTCTTGTCTGCGTACCAAGTTGGGTCGTGTTGCCACTCAAAAATTATGTTGTCTGTCAGCGCATCACCAAGGTTCATTGTGATGACTGCTGCGTTTTCGCTTTCGTTTCCAGTCGTGTCTACCGCCTTAATCAAAAGGGTGACAAGTCCAGCGGGTCGAGTGACCAGATCAAATGGCGATTCTGTAATCAATCCATTGTGAAGCTCGGCGGCTGTGTTCCACCAAGTATTCAGGCCGTAGTTAAACCTAATTTTGTAGCCTGCCAAGTCAATATCTTTAACGGGTGACCAAGAAAGGATTGATTTATCTACTGAAAAGTTTATTACATCGGATGGCTTTTTCTTTAATCCAATAACCGTGTAATTGACGTTATAAGGTGTGCCGCGATTGCCAATAGAGTTAAAAGGAACAATTTGCAAATTCCAAGTATCATCAAGGCCACCAAGCCAAGTAAATGAATTGGCAATAGTTGTACCAAGCAATTGCAATGGAGCGCCACCCGTAGAACCCCAAATCTGATTTAAAGCAGTATTTGAGTTTGATTCTATCTGAACAGTTAAATCAGTTTGGAATGTGTCTCCTTGTCGTTTTAAAAACTCGCTGACATACGCAAAAGTAATAACTGGCAGAATGTTAAGCAGGCTTCGGTTTGGTGGAGGCGTGTAAGTGCCATTAAATACATAAGGCCAAAACTCGTTTGGTACTGGTGAAACCGTAACCTTTGCACCGTCTCCACTTGGTTCGATAGATGTGACGACAACTTTTAGACCAGGCGTTGCTACAAAGTCATAAATCCAAAGGCTGTTAACTGTCGGAATATCGACACCGCTAGGCCAACCGTTGATTGATATGGTATCTGTTGAGCCTGTAAAAGCATTAACTGTAAAAATACGATACTGAGCCTCACCTAGTAAACGAAGGCCAATAAAACGGCTTGTAGCGCCTAGTTGAGATGTGGATGGGATTACATCATCAAGGTTAAGGGTAAGAGTAGAGCCACTTAAAGAAGACGAAAGAACGCGACCACCATAGCCCCATTGGGTTACATCGTGAGACAAGGCCAAAACTGTGCCTTTTTTGTATGTCAAATACTCTAAGTCTTGATCGAAAGTAATTGACTTAGCCATGTAAATGTTTTGGCCCATAGAATGACGCGCCAACACTGCTGCATGGTATTCAGATGTGATGCCAAGGTTAGACAGTCTAGCTGTGCTTTGTGGTGTTGTTACGTTGGGCGCTTTTACTCGCAGGCTGTTCCATTGGTTGTTTTGAGATTTATCAAAGTAGCCATATTCAATTTCGTCAGCACGATCTGAGCCTGCATAAGAAACAGAGAATGTACGGGCTTTGATGTTGCCCATGTTAATCACGCCCTCAATTGGCGCTGCGTCTTCCATCCATGAGACGCCCAACTTGCCGCCATCCCAAGACAACGTGCCTAAACCAGCATAAGCAATAGCGCCAAACAAATCAGCCATAGACATGGCATTTTGGATATGTGCATCAAACTTAAAGTTTTTAGACGCGCACCAAACCATAAACGCTTTTAATGATTCAATGTCAATCCTAGAATCAGCCCATCCTAAACCTGCAATTAAGTTTGAACCAGAATAGATGCCACGTGCAAGCATTAAGATTTGCGCACCTGGGTTACTTAGACCATTGTTTGTGTTTGTAGCCGTAACCCATGCAGAGCCATTCCAGTACGGCATTGATTTAGCTGTTGCAATTAGGTTAAATTCATCCAAAGCGCCTGTAAGTTGGCCGCTTGCCTTGATATTTAAACTAACTAATGATTGCCCTGAGTAATCACCTGTGTCTTGCTGAAAGCTCTTTAGCTGTGTCCAAGTGGTTGTGTTTTGAGATGAAGATGCTGTGTCATTTTTTGTTATTTTGCGAATACGAATATCATATTGATTTGCTGCAACGCTTAACAATACACCAACACGCAATGGTTTTGATGTTGCGTTTGAGTAAACTAATTTACCACTTGGATATGAAACAGTGCGCCAAGAGTAAACTGGCACTTCCCTAATGACATATTCACCGCTATCACCATTTTGTGTTGAATAATCTATCTCTGTTTTTGTGCCGCTTTGGTATTTTTCCTGGTATGTTGTGCCAGGTTGCGCTTGCCCTAATGGAATAGCCACCCAGTTATTTGTGCCAGCAATACAATATTCAGCCTGAAGCTCTACTGATTTTGATTCGTATGCGCCACTTGTAGAGTTAACACCAAAAAGGCTCATCTCCAAATCAATTCCGATTTGAATTGTGTCTATGCTTGTTGTTCGTTGAACCCAAGGCCCAGTGCCATCTGGTGCATCAAGCAAACCTCCTGAAATTGTGTCAACGCTGTCTAATGGTAATCCAGTGTCTGCAATATCAGAAAATCCTTTGTAATACGTGTTTACCCCTTGATAATCTTCAATTCCAGTTTGCCCAATTCGTAAAGTTTTAACACTCGCACAATTGATGCCAATATTGAATGTCTGTTTTAAGTATTGATCTTCCCCTGAAAAATAAGTGTAAGACTGAGCCGCTAGATCTGGCACACAATACGTTTCACCAAGAATAAGCGACATAGGCTGCCATGTACGCGCCTGATTACGACCACCACTTAATGAGTATGTAGGTAGGTTTTGGTTGTTTGCTTGACCTAAATCCATTCCGCTAGGTAGAGATGGAGGCAACACTTTATTGATAATTACTGAGCCGCCAAGAACAACACCAGCAGTCAATAATGCAGTTCCAGTTGCGCTTAAATTAAAACCAGCAGCAAAAGTTGGCGCGTAGAAAGACAATCCAATTAATGCAACTGTTCTTAATGTGTTTGAGTTATGAACAAGTGGCCTACATTCAATGATCTGACCGTCTTTTAACTTGGTACGGCTCCACATGATTGCAGGCACTTCCAAACCACCTACCTCAACAATCCAAGCACTATCAATACCTTGACTGACAAGAAGTGCAGCCAATGTGTCGTGGCTGTCCATGATAGCTATTGATGTTTGACCCTGTGTTGTAAAAGGGTGAGGTGTGACGGTTAGTTGGTGCATAGTCTGTAAAAGCCTTCTACTCTCAAACCACGACTAGGTAAATCTCTGATCTTTGTCAGCTCAACCCCGCCAATAGCCCTTGAATTGTGTAAAACCCATTGTGTGCCATTGTAAATTAAGAGAGTGCCAACGTGCCACGTATTTATCGAAATCATCAAAACAGCACAGCCATTTTCAGGCTCTATTTTCACGGCTAGATTGTCTCGAACCAGTTTTATTTGTGCAGCCTGCCCTGCTTTGCCTTGATTGTGTTTCTCAAAAGGCAAAAGAACCGTTCTATTGAAAATCTCTTTTTGAGACTTAATAAAGAAGTGAGCGCAATCAAACTCACCAGCTATGTAAGGTGTTCCGACAAATGACTGAGCTTTAACCCAATCAGCCTGCGAACAGTGCTGGAGCATTTTCAGGGTCAAAGCGAATCCTTACCGCTGTCTGTCTCATAGCTGCATCTGGCCCCATCGTGCAAGAAACCGACAATGGCGTGATGTTGATACCTGACAATTGAGAGACAAATTCATAATCAAACACGCTTGGAGTGGCGCGGCTTGATAGACGAATAGTTGCATCAATCGCAGAGCCTACAGGCAAAGATTCAACGAGCGAAGTAATTTCCCGCCCAATGTTATCAATCTGCAATTGTGCGCGCGGGTTTTCGCCGTTAGCTTGGCTTGGCAACTTGATGCGAAACGGTAGACCGATGTAAGTGTTCCCACCAATCACCCAATCTTTTGCGTCGTTCACCAAATAAGCAGGGTTTGTCCAAGATGAATGATTCAGCACCAACAACTCAAGGATGCCGCTTGAATCATCTACTCGTTGAAGGCTTGCGCGTGTCGTTGCTTGCATTACAAGACTTTCAAGTATTCAAGTTGCAGTGGCATTGTGTACCGCTCACGATACAACCCCAAAGGCGTAACTTGGCCTAATTGACCGCCCACAATACGCGCCTGAATCGTCTCCCCTGTTCGTGGATGTGTGAAGTCAAAGAACAAAGCACCAGCGCCAATGTCGTTATAAAACCAGCTTTCAAAATCTTCAATGCGCTTTTTATGTCCAAACACTAAAGTGAGCGACAGATTAACCATCGGGTTAGTGCTTTGCCTGCGCTGCTTTGGGACTCCGCGCTCCATCTCTGAGCGGATAACTACGGGGTTAACTTGCTCAGTCGTTTGATTCCATACGGTCTTAACGTATGTTGGAAAAGTTGCCATTTACATTGCTCCTTGAGGCACAAAGCGAGAATTTGTCGCTTGGAATAGTGAGCCTACGCCTGCGCCCATGCGGTCTGCTAAACCAGATTCAACAGCCGCAATCATCACATCAATCGTGGTAGACCCATCCGAGTTTTGGCGTGAGCTTTGGCCTGTCACTTGCATTTGTGAGCCTTGGTTGATTACGTTGACAGTAACAGCACCTCCGCCACCACCTAAGCCTTGGCCCATAGCGTGATCTACAACCGTCTCATTTGGGTGAAGCATGGCCATAAAGCCGCCCTGTCCGTCAAGACCGCCTGAACGTGAGCCAGAGCCTGTATAGCCACCGCCTGCAAAACTTAAATCAGTGTAGCCGCCTGAGTTCGCAGCAGAGCCACCACCAAAAATAGAACCAAGACTAAAGCCAGATGAACTAATGCCAGCCTTTATTGAATTAAGCAAAGGTTCAGTCACAGTCAATCGAACAATCAGTTTTAATAAATCTTGTTCAATACCTTTAAGAATGTCACTAAAACCCTTGCCTCCAATAATGGCATCTTCAAAAGCAGAGCTAAATGTAAGGCCTAAAC